TGTTGAAGAGATTAATAACGCCTCTACAGATTTAAAAAGTAAAATAACAGAAATTGCCAATCAATATAAAATTGGCGCAGACAAGCAGGGAGCCATAACAAAAAAAGCTGATGAATTAATAGAAGCTAGAAAAAATTTAGCTACCAAGACTATTGCTGGAGGTGATGGGGCTGGCGGTGGAACGACTCCACCTAAAGGCGTGGGTGGCGCAGCTTCTGGTGGTGGATCGGCAATTCCTCCACTTTTAGAGAAAGGCAAAGCGCCAAAACGGGAATTTGATGCGGGTAAATTTTTGCTGTTTCAATCTGCTATAGTTGGAGCTACATCTGCTATACAAAGCTTTACAGATGAAACCTCTAATGCTGCTCTTGGATTAGAGTTTGCTACTGGCGCTGTTCAGGGAGCGATAACTGGATTTCTAATTCCTGGTGGAGCGTTTGTTAAGGTTTTAACTGGGCTTATTGCGGCGGGGACATCTTTAATTCCAGCTTTTGCTAAATTAAACGATAAATTAAAAACAGAAGAAGATAGATTGATTGACTCATTGGCTAAATTGGGAGAAGAGGCGAGAAAAACTGGTGAATCTGTAAGTCCACAAAAATTTTTAGCAGCTTTTGAACAAGAGCAAAAAAGAATAAAAGAAAGCGCGAAAACACAGACGGTTACACAAACAGTAAAGGGAGAATTGGGTAAGAGAGCTAGCTTTGCCTCTGTTATCCCAGATAAAGAAGTTGATGCGTTAACGGCGGCATTTCAAGCAGCAGGGATAACCACTTCAGAAAAAATTAGTGAATATTTGGATAGAGTAAATCCAGCAACTGGAGAAGGTTTTGTAAAGTCTAGAGAAAAAACTTTTACAGAAAAGGCGTTAGTTTCTTTTGCTACAAGTGCCTCGCCGTTAGGCACACTTGCGGGACTTGCGCCAGGTAGCCCTTTAAGCGTAAATTCAAAAGTAAAATCTATTAGTCCAACTTCTGTTGTTAATGATTTAAGAATGGATATTTTGGGTGAAGCGGAAAAAAGAGAAAATTCAATTGCAGCGGCAAGGACACAAGCTGAATTAGAAAAAGATAAAATAGCGCAAAGAACTGTTGCTTTAGAAAATCAACAGATATTAAATAAACTTAAAATTCAGCAGAGTATTTTTAATTTAGAACAAGACATTAGCGAGGAATATTTTTACAGAAATCAAAGGTCAGAATATGATTTGAATATTTTAGAGCGTCAAAAAGCAACAATGACTGAATCGGCATATTTGCAGCAAAAATTTGCAATTGATAGAGCAAAAATACAGACAAATTCTATTAGAGAACAGCAAGAAGCCGCAGTTAAACTAAAAAGCGAATTTTCTGGATTTGAAGGAGGTTTAGGGAATATTCTTGGAGGTCTAAATATTGATCAATTAAAACAAGTCGCCGCTCAATTAAATCCAGAGCAAATCAAAAGAGAATCTGAATCAGGCGCACCTGGCGCAGGCGCAGGCGCTGTAGGATTAATTAAAAAATTTGCCGAAGGCTCAGGAATAAGTACATCAGCTATAGCTACTTTAAATAATTTATCAAAAGAACAAAGAGAAATAATTTTAAAAGCGGTACAGGGCTACGCACAAACATTATCTACCACAGCTAAGAAAACAGAACAACAGAATTCTGCTCTTTCAGAAAATTTTATGCTTTCTGAAACGGCTGTACAAAAACAAGCAAGAGAAATAGGAGATTTAACAAAAATCTACGCAGGCGCAGGTGATTATCAAGATAGACTCTCCTTAGCTAAAGGAGAGTTAACAAGATCTGTTTTAAATCTTAAGATAAAAAATAAAATAGAAGCTGACTCTGCCGATCAATTTATATCAACAGAAAAAGAGAGGCTTGATGAAGAATTGAATCATATAAAAACGATGCGAGACAGATTTCCAATTGCCCAAAGAGCGGCAATCAGTGAAAAGGCATTAGTCGTAGAAACAGAAAAAAAAATAGATGCTATAGAGGTAGATATCAAAACGACAGAAACCAGATTAGAACAGGAAAGAAGACTCGTAGCAAAAAATAATGAAAAAGTGAAAGCTGAAAATAAAGCTTATAATAGTTTTGTTAGACAGGAAAATATTAGTCTAAAATTAGAGGCAGCGAGAGAAGCTTTGACTAAATCATTAAGAGACGCAGATGAGCAAAATCAAGTTGCGATAGCGATGGTAAGAGACAATTTTGATGCTGATATGAAAGGTTTGGATCAAAAATTAGCTCTTGCAAAAGCAGTAAATAGAGAAATAGAACAAGCTGATTATGATCTTTCGGTTTCAAAAGAATTGTCTCTTGAGAAGCAAAATCTTATTGTCGCTCAGAGAAAAGCAATTGGGCAGCTTAATAATTTAAGCTTAGGCATAGATAATTTTGTTACAAATTTTCAAACTGGACAAATTCAAGAATTTACAAAAACACTCACTGAAGGGCGAGGCTATGCAGAAATGGGTCTTGGCGCTGGAACGTTAGAGGCTCAAGCAAAAGCTGCTGTTGCAGAAAGAAGATTACTATCAACTGGTAAAAAATTTGAAGAACTTTCCGCAAGCGAACAATACAGCATAACAACTGGAAGAGGAAATAGTGTTTCTGAAAACGCATCGATTGCTGGCGCAGGATTACTTGATCAAGCTCAAACATTCCAAGATATAATTGGAAAACAGGCACCGCAATTGTTCGCAGATGGAATGGCGCAGGCCATGGACGCAGCATTAAATCAGGCTGATGATCTTGGCAGCGCGCTAAGAGGAATAGCGATGAGCTTTTTAAAGAGCATGCAGTCAGCATTTCTGCAAAGCGCCTCAAAACAAATCGTTGGTTCAATAATGCCGCAACAAGGATTTAGCCGTGGAGGAATTATTCAAGGTTACGCTACTGGTGGATTAGTAACTGGAGGAAGTGGTTATAAAGATGATGTTCCTGCAATGTTGAGCGAGGGCGAATATGTTATTCGCAAATCTTCTGTTCAGAAGTATGGTAAAGATAATCTTACTAAATTAAATTCTGGCAAAATGCCAACTATGGCAGATGGTGGATTTTTCCTGCCTGGTTTTAGAGGCCAAGAGTCTATTTCTGGAATAGAAAATTTAAAGAAGTTCTCTGAACAAACTACTACTAGTGGCGCAACAGATGTAATGAAAGGTAGCGCGTCCTCTGCATTTATTAATCTTGAAGATCAGAGTATGAGACTTTCCAGATTTGCTTTGCTTGGAGATGATACAATCAATCAAGAAATTAGAGATGCTCAACAGAGCGCTTTAGACGCAATAGAAAAAAGGCGTCAATATGATTTACAAAAGCAAGAAGAGAAAAAGCAATTCAAGAGACAAATAATTTCAACTGTAGCTTCTGCGGCATTAAGTTATGGAATTGGTCAGCTAGCCGGTGGACTAGGAAACGCAGCGTCAGTTAAGAGTCAGGTTATTCCTGATTCTGGAGGAATAGATCGATTTGATGTATTAGGAAGTGACCGTTTTGGGCCAACTACAATTACTCCAGTTAAGCCAACGATGACTCCGTATGTAGTCAGTTCATCAAGGCCAAAAATAGGAAGAGCATATGGTGGCGAAATTACTCGTTATGCCGCTGGCGGTGGAACTAAAGATGATGTTCCAGCTTTGTTGATGGGCGGCGAATATGTCATGAGCAACCAAGCCACAAAGAAATACGGCAAACAATTCTTTGATTCTATTAATCAAGGTCGCGCACCAAGATTTGCCGCTGGCGGTGAAGTTGGTGGCGGCGAAATGCTTGGCGAGAAGTTTGATAATCTTTCTAGTAAGTTGGAAACAAGAGGCGCGCCAGAGGTTAACATTACCGTTAACGTAACAAGCTCTGGCGCTTCAGAGACCAAGAGTCAAGGCGAATCGAATCAAGGTGGGATAGATTATAAGAAAATGTCAGAAAGGATTAAGGCTGTAGTGATCGAAACAATCAATGAGGAAAAACGTTTGGGTGGATCACTTAGGCCGCGAGGCTAAAGGATGAAATCTTCCGTATCAAATTATGAGAGCAATTTTTATCTCAGCGGCGTCAAAATCCTTGGCGTTTCTGATGTAAATTTTGGCTATTCAGTTCCTGTTGAGCATCTAGGCGTTATAGGTTATAGAAAATTTAATAGTTTTATTAGTGGCCCGCCCCAAGGCTCCTTGAGCGTTCAAAAGTACCTTTCGCCAAACGATTTTTTATTAAACTATACAGGATCAATTGCCGCAAGTGGCGGCTTATTCTATAATAATAAAAATTTTACCTTTCAGTCTGCCTATTTAAATTCATTTGCAGTTTCTTGCTCAGTAGGAAACTTCCCACAGCTATCTACTGATTTTGCAATTTTTGGTAATGTTGGCACTGGACTAGCATCGACAACTAGCTCGACTACTGGAACTTTGTCTGTTGTTAGACCGGGAGATATTTTAGTTCAATGTGACGGCACAGGAACAAACAGAATAGAGGCGTTTACTTATTCTGTAGAGTGCCCGCGCGTCCCATTTTATCACCCGACTGGCTCTGCGCCAATAGATATAAAAACAATGAGGCCGTATAAAGTAACGGCCCAATTTACTCTTGGCGTATACGATTACGAATCAAAAAGAGCTTTTGATTATATTGTAGACTCAAACAAGCGCAATGTTAATATAACTATAGGATCATTAGCTACTTTCACAGTTAACAATATGGAATTCATAGGAGAATCAATCAATAGCTCTGCTACAGATGAAGTCTCCATGACTCTTAACTATCAAGGATTCATCTAATGTCTTTCCTTTACGATAGAGATCAAAACGTAACTGGGACGATTCCGTCGTCCTTTACTTTTGTGCCTTCGTATGGGACTCAAGTATCCTTTGCTTCAGAAATTGCTGATTATGGGACCATTGATAACTATCTTTATACAATGCCAAAGGCACTCAATCATCTGCAAATGCAGATCACGATGCCTTTTGAAAACAGAAAGCAAGAAGAGGCCCGAAAGTTAGCTGGCTTTTTTGAAGGTTTGCATGGTACTGGGTATTTTTTATATACCGATCCAGCCCAGATATATAAACCAGTTAACTTATTTTTGAATAGCATTGATAATACATTTGTTGAAAATGACCTATATTCGTTAAATGCCAATTTATCAACAGACCAGATTTCAACAGTTTTAAATTGGAATCAGCCGCTGATAACAGGTTCAAATATAAAAGGTAATTGGGCTACTTCAACAAGTTATCAAAAGTATGATGTGGTGAGGTATACAGGTAATGCCACTTTCCCAAGCAATACTGGCAATCTGTACGATTCGTTTTATTACTGCAAAGAGGCTCATACTTCTCAATCATCACTTACTCCAGCTTCAGTTGATACAGTAAAGTGGTCAAAGGACTTCTTTTTTCAGCCAACTTATTCGACACCGCTTTCAAGAGAGACTGCCGTAATAAAAACTGAATTGCCTTACTCTTTTACAAAAAGAACAAATTTTGGCCTTCATGCAAACGCATTAAAGTCTTTTAGGTTAGATTTTAAAGGTGTCAGCGACGCTGAAGCTAGATGTATTCTTCACTTTTTAATAGGCAGGCAGGGGTATAAACGATTCCAATATAAAATACCAAAGATATACAATCAATTTAAAGTATTTTTTGCGCCACAATGGACACATACTTTTGTTTATAAAAACGTAAATGATATATCAGTAACGTTAGTTGAAGATCCTCTTGGCAGGATTAGCGAAGATATTACTAGTATATCCACAAATGGATTAGTTTTATATTTAGAGGCTTCTGGAACTTCATCATATAGAACAGGAGATTCTTGGTATGACTTAAGTGGATCTGGGACTGCCGCGACTATTTATAACACTCCAGTATATTCGTCTAGAAATAGAGGAATATTTATCTTTGATGGAGTGGATGATTATGTTGATTTTTCTGTTTCTGGATTAGGCTCTATAGCTACAATTGAAATTTGGGCAAAAGTAAATGCGCTTGCAGGAATGATTATGGGATGGCTTTATTACGATATATACACAATAGGAGCAACTGGAATTGGATTCAATACCGCAGGCAGTGATTTGTACGGAATTCCATTTGCTCAAGTAACGTCTTTGGGATGTGTTGGAAACTGGAAGCATTATGTTTTTGAAATGAGAACTAGCGTATCTTACACAAATAATAAAATTTACGTTAACGGTCAACAGCAAACGCTCTCTCAAATAACAGGTTTAGAAATCAGCGCAAACAAAAATTTCAATAGCGGAAACGGGAGAATATCGGGATGGAGAGCCGATTCTGGATACAAAATGAATATGGATCTTGGAGCTTTTAGAATTTATAATCGCGCTTTAACACAAGAAGAAATAACAATTAACTTTAACGCTGGAAGGGATCGTTTCAAAATCTAATGAGACAAGCAATTTCATATGAAATGTTGATGATGCTTGTTGGGCCAAGCGGGGCCGCAGATCATTCAATAAATCCGACTGGATTTGCAAAGCTTGATTTCATCCAGTCATATGATTTTTCTTTTAGTGTTGATCGTGCGGCATTAAAACAATTGGGAACTGGATCATTTGCAACAAGGCAAACACAATTTGCGCCAGATGTTAATTTTAATTTTGAATACTATTTGACTGACGGATGGAATGAAAATTTTATTGGGTTAAATGTTAGTAGCGGCGCTTACGCGAACCCGTTCAATCAAATTTTCAATGTTAATTCTGACAGAAATTTTTATGTTTTGATTTCTCCAGATAATGGTGATGATGCGAATTCTTTTAAAACTCAAAGTACCGGCAACAATAGCGAATTTGATAATTTTAATATTTTAGGGGTAGGTAACTCATATATATCAAATTTTGAAATAAGCATCGCTGTAAATCAATTGGCAAAAGTAAATACATCTTTTCTGGCAGCTAATGCAAGAATAGAAAGAATGAATTCAAATGAATTTGGAATTAATTATTTATACAGCCCAGCCGTTTTTACTACTGGAACTGGATTTATAGCCAGTAATGATGCCTCTCTTTATGTTTCAACTGGAGTTATAAAAAATTCAATTGCTTACTTTAGAGATAGAGATTACTCAAATCTTTACAAAGCTGAATTTAATGGTGGCTGTCCATATAGCGCTTGCACCATAACATCAACAGCAATTTCTGGTAGCGGAATAACATTTGGCCTTGATTTTGAAAACTTCCAATCAATGACAATTTCAGTACCATTTGAAAGAAAGTCGTTGTATGGCTTTGGGAGCAATCATCCACTTTATAGAAAGATTCAAGAGCCAGTAGTTGGGACGTTTAATTTAGACTCTCTGGTCGATTCGTTTCAGAGGCAAAATTTAGTAACTGTATTCTCAAATGAAGATAGGACTGTAAGTGGTTATAATTTTGACATAATGTTTTCAAACATTACTGGGAAAAATAAATTTGGAGTCAAGATACAAAATGCTAGATTAGACTCATATTCAATTGGCTCTTCAATTGGAGATAGGTCGATAATATCAACCTCTTGGTCGTTTGAGATAAATGATTCTACTGGCATTTTGTTTTCTGGCTCATATCCAACCCCAACAACTGTTAGTAATAGAGTTACTGATTCATTTAACACATATCCTAGATAATTAACTGTAAATAAAGATATGAGCCGCACAATCGCAGATCTTCAAGAATCAACGGTCATTGACGATCAAGATGAGATCTTATTTTACCAAAATTCAACAAAAGTTACCAAAAAGGTAAAGAGAGGTAATTTTTTTAGCAGTAGAGGAATTGTAGTAAGAGGAAGGGTTATAGATCCAGAAGGCAATGACGTTGGTTTGGCTGCTGCTGCTGCTGCAAATGATGCTGCTGTTGCTTTAGTGAGTGCACAAGGCGCTCAAGCTACTGCTGATGGAAGAAATAGAATATTCTATTCAGACACGGCGCCAACAAATCCAATTGGAGGATATGCATTAAGACAGAATGATATTTGGTATGAGACAGACAACGGTTATAAAATGTCAAAGTGGACGGGATCAGCATGGGAGGCATATCAACTAGATGATCCCGCTTTAGCTGGATTAAACGTAGGGAAATTAACTGCTGGATTTATTAGTTCTCAAGTAATTTCTATTCTCGGAAATACACCGGACAGTACTCAACCAGCACAGTGTTCTGGATTTATAGAGTCAAATAATTTTGTTCCAACTTGGGTATCTGGACAGATGACGGTTAGAATATATAATGGAGGAGATTCTGAATTAGGAAAATCGAGTGCAAGCGATGTTGTTCAAGTAAAGGTACTTCAAAACGATGGTAAATATAAATTATTTAGATCTAAAGTAGATCAAGGCGCTAATGCTACAGGCGCTCCACCTTCTTCTGGAGAAAATACTTATTGGATAGAAGTAGCTGAAGGTAGTATCCCAACAATTCAATTAAAAATCAGTGACACAGTAACTAAAACTGTACAAAATTTTGGATTTAGAATTGTTGCAAATGGATACGCCGAATTCGGTGGCTCTTTATTTAGAGGGGCAGTTATCGCAAATGAAGGTTTTTTTGGAAACAAATTAGATGCAGTAAGAATTGATAGTAGTGGATTGACTATGAGTAGTGATGGCAGAATAAAATCTGCGGGGATTGGATACAGCGGAACAGACTTTACAAGTAGCTCTGGAACTGGTGGAAGTGGTGGATTTTTTCTAGGAAACACCCAAGCAGAGGGTGATGATAACTTATATCAATTTTTTATTGGACAGCCTGGTGGAAATAATTTAAGATGGAATGGTACTGATCTTAGAGTAAATGCAAAGGTTGTAGGAATTGGAACTGGAGGTTTACTAGATCCTGACGCTGAATATGGAATAACAATTGGATCTCAATACGGAATAAGAAGAAGCGTAAATAACGGAACTTTGACTTTAAGCGGAGGAAGTGAAAATGGAATTCAAAGGGGCGCTCAAATCGATCTTGCAGGAACTGAATTAAATACATCTGCTTCTGATACTGGAAATGGCATATTGTCTCTACAAGCTGGATATAATTCAGCTTATAGTTTTAATGGACCAAGAGATGGCTCTATAGAATTTAGAACAAGTTTAGCGGTAGATAATGGAGATGGTCCGGATCTTGGCGTTCTAAGAATGAGAATTGATTTGGATGGGCAGGTTAATATTTTTGCTGGGCAAACTGTTGCTGGCGATGCTCCAGATGGAGGGGCTGGAAAATTAATGGTAGACACAGAAATAGTGGTAAGAGAAGGCGCTACTAGAAATATAGTCTTAAAAAAATTAGATGGAAACGGAATGATTTATTTAAGAGATTCTGATGATTCAGTCACCGTAACTCTTGATGGAGGCGCTGGCGAAATAACTGCCTCTAGTTATAATTCCACTTCTTCAAAAAGATTTAAAAAGAAGATAAAAAATCTTAAGAATGGCTTAAATCTTGTAACTTCTTTAAGACCAGTAACTTTTGATTGGAAGAAAAAGGAGAAGAAAGATGACATTGGCCTAATCGCTGAAGAGGTTTATAAAATTTTACCTTCTGTTG